TTCTATAACATCTTTAATTTCTGTGTTTTTAAATTTAATTAAAAATCTAGAAGGATAATATAGTTCAGCAGTTGATGATTTTTCTTCTAATAATTCTAATACTTCATCTCTACCAGTATTTAAGCCTGTTCTATTAGGATGACTATATATTGTTGCGTCTTTTTCGGGAAATATAGAATAGTATGCCATTTTAATATGTTGTTATTTTTCCTTTAATATCTTGGTTAGGGAATCTTACTTCAAATATACTTGGATCTAATGAAGGATAAATCACACCTTTTATAGTAGCATCATTTAAGTCATATTTGTAGTGTGAGTATCCTAAACTTGATCCTACTATATTATTTACTCCTACTTCTACTACTGATTGTACTCCTTCTACTGCTCCTATAGTATTATATATTTCAGATATTATTATTGGTTGGTTTACTTGCCATCTATCTACTCTAAAGTATTTTTTTAATTCTTCAATACAACGTTTTATTACTTGTTGGTTATTAAAGTTTTTAAATACTACTATTTCAAAGCTTACTCCTATATTAATTACAAATGCATCTTTAATATTAATAGCATCAGTTAGCATTCTATGTTGTTCTAGGTATGTTTGGAGATTTGTTTTCGTTGCTCTATTTAAAGTAGTTAAATTACCATTATTATTATATCCTAATGTATATAAATTTAAAGCCATAGGGTTAGGTATCCTTCCAGGTTCAGAAACTAAAGGAGAAATTTGATCATCTTGAGTAATATAAGCTTTAGCAATCCTACCAAATTTAGCAGGCATAGATAAAGTTCTAATTAAATAATCATCTTTAGTTACTGTTCTGTTTTGTGCAGAAAATGCTGCCATAGCATTTTGTCTTACTTCTTCAACGGAATCTCCTGCTCCTCCTCCCGTTGCAGGAATCATATTATTTACAGATAATGAATCTCTAACATATTGTAATAAGCTATTATCCACATTAGGAGTAGTTTTTACAAATAAGGTACCTACTTTATTTATTGTATTAGCAGGTACATTTGCTTGTAAACCAAATTTATTAATTCTATAATTTACATTTAATGTTGTGTTTGTAGGAACTAATCCATAAGTACCTGTGTATAAGAAGTTAGAAGGATCATAAGCAAATTCTAATTTTGATCTTCCGTCTTTTATTCCTAAACCAATATTATCTGGGTTTGGTATTATTTCTTCATCTACTACGCTATTTTCTCCTGCTCCAAACTGTATTTCTAATCTGTCATTTGATTTTAATCTAGTTACAAATCTTCTTGGGACTCTTTTTAATTTTAATAAGTAAGGAGTTGATTCATTAAAACCATGTAATTCGGGATCATTACTTGCTATATTTTCAACTGGTTCAAAAAGAGTATCTTGAGCTAAATATGGTACTTCATCATATTTGTTACCATCAGAATCTGTTATTGATTCTATTGATATAATATTAGGATCATTTAATTCTAAAGTTAAAAATTTAGAAAAACTTCCTACTGGAAAAGATTCTGTTTTAAATTCTCCCGCACTTGCTTTTACTTTTTTAGTAAGTAAATAATATTCTGGTTGATTTGTAGCATTATTTATAGAATATACTGATATTTCTAAAGGACTAACATCCGTATCTGCTTTAAAATCACAATCTTTTTCTAATATAAATTCAGGTCCTAATTCAGATTTAAATGTTGATCCTTGTTCTATTGTAAGAGCATATTTCATATCAGCTTGATATTGATTAGTAGGATCCGAAGGTACTAATTGAAATAGATCTAAAGTTACTGTTGATGTTGTTGTTGCTTTGGGTCTGTATCCTAAAGAATAAGCTAAGTTGTAAAGGTTTTCTTTTTCTTGAGCTAATAATAAGAAATTTTCTTGTAATTGGGTACTTTGATAGTAAGATAAAATATCTCCTACGTAAGCAGCCATTTCCATAAACATTACTCCTGGGGAAGAATCACTAAAATCATTAAAAGTATCTGGAAAATATGATTCTGCAAAATCTGTTAATTGTGCTTTAAAATCATTAAAGTTTTTATTTAAATACTTAATGCTTTTTTCTCTTTTAATATTTGATGTTTTTGAAAATGCCATAATTTAATAAAAGTTTAATAATATTGCATCTGTTGATCTGTCTGCTAATACTTTATAGTACACTGATATTCGTACTGTGTGGATTTCTGGAGTTGTTTCATTATTTTCTCTTTTAATAAATACATTACTTATATCTATTTCGGGAATATAAATTTGAGCTCCATCTGTTATTCTATTTTTTACTTGTTCTTTGTCTAAAACTTGTTCAAATAAAAGATTTCTTATTCCTACTCCAAAATTAGGATTCATTAATCTTTCACCTGGGGAAGTTAATAATAAATTAATTAAATTGCTTTTTACTTGTTCTTTAGTAGAATAAGAAGAATTAAAAACAGCCTCACCATCAAAGGGAAAAGTAACACCTACCGCTACTTTATCATTTTGTGGTAAATCTATAGGATTTATTTTTCTATTTCTTCTTTCTACAATGGGCATTTGTTATCTTCCTTTTTTCTTAGCTATTGCTTTCATTAAACCACTATAATCTTTTGTTACTGCATTTGCTACTGAATCTGGCATTCCTGCTGTGTCCATTGGTAATGGAGCTCCTGTTGCAAAAGGTTGCGCTAAATTTACAGGTGCATTTCCTGATTCTAAGTTTGTATCTCCCTGTGCTGTTTCGTTTAATAAATCATTTAATGCACTATTAGATGTAAATGCTTGTTTTGGACGTTGTTTTAAAGGCGCATTACCCATTATTTTTTCTCTTAATGAAGTTTTTGTTGCTTCGGGAACTTCAACCATTCTTTCTTTATGCTCTGTAATTGTTGGTTTTAATTCATCCCTTAAATCTTCCTTAAGTGATTTAATTTCTCTACGTAACGCATAATCGATTTCTTCTCTAACTACTTTTCTAATTAGGTTTTCAAAAGTTTTTGCTTTCATGTTGTTAATTGTTATTTGTTATAAATATAAACTAGTTTTATTCTTATTAATAAGATCCTCCACTTTGATTAGTATTTGGTGATACATCATTAGGATTAGGACCTTCAGGAGTAATTCTTAAATTTCTTTTTAAAATATTATTTTTTTCATTTCCTCTAATTAAATCAGGAAATTCTGGTAATTCGTTTGAAGGATCAATTCTTGTTTCTAAAGCTATATTTTTACTAGTATCTGTATAAGGATAATCAACTCCTTGAGTACTATCAAATGAATTTATAGCTGCATTAAATCTTTCATATCCTATTGTTTGGAAACGAGCATTTCTAATATAACGAATATATTCATCATCTCTTCTTAATGCCATTCTTCCTATTATTTCTTCAGGAGTACTATTTTGTAACATATTATATAAAGCATCTAATTGATCTCCTTTAGTTCCTGTACCTAATAAGCCACTATTTCCTCCTGCTCCTCCATCTGCACCTCCTGTTCCATCTCCTGCTGTTCCTTCTCCTTTATTATTAGTATCTGCTGTTGAATTATTATCCCCTCCACTTATAGCACATTTACTTAACATAAACATATATAACATTTCTAATACCATTAAAAGACCTTCAATTATTCCTAATAATGCAGCTAATGCCGCTGCTGCTTTAGCTAAAGCTTTTGCAATAGGATTAATATATTTTTTAAGCATTTTTTTAATAAATTCTTTTGCTCTTCCTACTGCTTGAACCCATTTACCTATAGTATATTCTGCTTTTACTATTAAACGAGATAATAAATCAATTAAACCACCTGTACCTGTTCCTCCTAAAAATTTAACTACTATTTTTGCTATTTTTATTACTATTTTTAATATTTTTAAAATTACATTTAATATTTTAATAATTGCATCTAATATTTTTAATAATCCATTTAACATAGCTAATATAGCTGCTAAACCTGCACATGCTGCTGCTGCTCCTGCTACTATTCCTTTTATTTTATTTAATATATTTTTAATTTTATTATATTTTGCTTCTAATCTTTTTTTATCTGAATCTGAACATCCTGAACTCTTAAGTTTTTCTGCGATTTGGTCTTCATTAGGTAATTTTTCTTTATATTTCATTACCTTTCTTTTACCTTGATCTACAGCTTTACCCTTAAGTCCATGTAGTTTAGACTTTAACATTGTTGTTATTTTACCTATTACTGCTTCCATTTTAGATTGTAAATACGTGTTTACTTGATATTATACTAGTGTCTACTTTATGTTTAAAATCCTCGTCCGCTTTATAAGTATATCCTATTTCACTAGCTAATCTTTTTATATGATCTTTTCTAAAGGTTTTTATTGCAGATACTAAAGCAGGAGAAGGTACATCCCCTGCTGAATCAATATGTTCAGGACCATCTAATATATCACATAAAGCATCTATAGCTGCTAATAGATTTTTTAGCCATTCTTCCGTTCTTTCTCCTAATAAAACGGGTTCAGTAGGCATTTTATTATTGCTTTTTAAACCTAAAACTATTTTAGGAGAATTAATTATAAAATAACTGTCTCCTGGATCATTAGGTGTTCCTCCTGTATCAAAATGTATGCTTTTATTTGCACTAAATGACATGTGTTCTTTTGCAAACACAAGAACACTATCTTTTTTAGATTGCATTACAACCCTATCAGTATTGATAATCACTTGATTACCTTGATATGCAAAAGGTTGTTGTGGTTTTGATGTTACTTTTACTCCTTGATTTGCCATATTATTTTATTTTATTAGGTATCTTGACATTCATACATTTTTTGAGCATAATCATCTCTAGCTTCTGAATCCGGTAATGTGCTAGAAAATGCTTGAATATTTTTTGTTCTATTAAAAGGACCATTATTTTCAATATTATTTTGGAATATTTTAAATTCACTACAATCCATGTCTCTAAAATCTTTAAAATCAGAAGATCCTACAACAGGATTACCAAAACTATCTACGTTACTATTATTAGTTATTGGAGAATTTTGTGGAGTAGATGAGGGAGTAATATTCCATGTACTAATATCTCCTACTTCTTTAAACATCTTTTCTGAATTTTTTACAAAATTACTACCATCACCATAAGTTTTATCAGCATTCCACCAGTCTGGAGATCGTGGGTTTTGCTCTCCCCCCATACTTGGTAAGTCATGAAAAGTTTCATAAATATTTTTACTAGGAATTCCACATAATTCTAACCATTTAGGAACATTAAAACAAGGACAATCTTTAATACTAGGGCCTACTTGATTATGTCCACATATTTGTATGTTAGGATATTTTTTTATGTATGCTTTTACTAATTTACTTAAACTATGAGCTTGTTTTTTGGTCATTGTAGCTTTTGTTAACCAATCTCCCTTAGCTTTATTAGCATAAGGATTACCTATATCTGCATTGCTTCCTAACCAAACTATATTTATTATTTCAATTGAATCTGCTTTTTTTGTTTTTACATTATTACCATTTACTGTTTCTTTATTTTTATAAGGTGTTAATTGATGGTTCCATTCTCTATATTCTACTCCCTTACTATTAACTTTATCCTTATAATAAGGAGCTGATACACTTGCTTTATTATTTTTACATCCATAGGTGTTTTCATTGTCAAATCTATTTCTATTACAATATCCTTCAACATCAATAGATATATGGTATCCTGGATGTTTCCAATTACCATGCATCATACTTTGAATAGCTGCATGGTGTGTTCCTGAACCTGCATTTGTATGAATTACTAACATTTTATTTTTAGATTGTTTAGGATCTGTTCCAATTCGTTGACACATATCAACGGCTGTAGTTGGATTAATTATAACTGTTGTTTCGTCACTTGCTTGCTTTCCATATTTTGATGAATATCTCCATATTTTTATAGGATATATTGGTGTTTCTGAAGTAGGAAAACATTTATAATTATCACTTAATTGAGATTTCCAATTACCATAATCTCCTGGGGTACGAATATGTTGCATTTCACCTGTAGGAGGAAGAGATTCAGGTGGAGTTGGTATAACTGGATCTTCTATAGGGGTATCATCAGATATTATTTCATCTTTTTCTGTATCATCTGCGTCTAATTCTTCTTGACTAACCATATCTCCTGCTACATCAGGATTATTTTCTAACCCAAAATCTGATTCATCAAAATTATCTTGTTGAAGTAATAAATCTAATACAGATAAAGCTTGATTATCTGAGTTTGATCCTGTATTTGAAGTATTACAACTTACCATGTTTTTATATTTTTAAATTTGTTATAATCTATCTCCATTTCTGTAAGCTTTAATTAATTCTTCTAATTGCATTTTAATATCTACACTACCCCAATCTCCCATACCCGTAGGATCATTTTCAAAAACATATTCTCTCATTGATCCCGCTGGGTAAGGTCCTTCATCTTTTAACCAAAAATTCTTTCTTTCTACCCCATCTTTTCTTGAATATCCTCTTTCAATCCAGAAAAGTATTTCCATTCCCATTCCTCCTTCACTACTTGGTAAAGGATCATAGTATTGTACCCAATCTTCTACTGTATGAGGAATATCAGGTGGTAAGGGTTCAATTGTAGGTTGAGCTTGTTCAACAGGATTAGAAGGATTTGTCTCCCCTACTGGAACATCAGTTGTATATTCTTTTGCAACAGCAACAGAAGATTCAGGATTAGGAACGCTGTTTTCTTCAACTGGGTATCCTTGTTCTCTACCTTCATCTCCTGGAGTATCTGGCCAAAATTCACAATCCTCAGCATCTTCATTCTTTTCTTCTTCAGCTGCTATGTCTTCCTCTGTTGCTTCTTCTAATTCATCATCTGCTAATTCATCTGGTTTTTCTGGTTCTATGGCTTCAACTTCAAATCCTTCAGTTATATTATCAAATTCATCTTTTTGGTCTACTTCTAATTCATCATGTTTAGCCATCCAAGATTGCCAGTGTGTAGAAACAATTTCCATATTTGGTAAAACTTGGTTTGAAGTAAGATAAATAGTTGAATGGTCTGAATTTATATTTTCGATTGTATGTTCCCATCCATTGTCTTTTTCTTCTACGTATTGACCATTACGAATAATAGTTATTGGATCTCCTGTATTACCTTTAGTTGAATATGCTGTTTTATCTGGTGCTTCTTTAGCTGTAGCTCCAAATCTTATTGAATTACCAAAACGACCTTCTATAATAGTATCACCTTCAAATGGTAATAAAGGTTGAAGACTTAAATTTTCTTTAAAATATTCTCCTAAAGGAATTTCTACTGAATTGTCTCCTTCAGCTATTCTTGTTACTATTCCTTCTACCATACCATAATTTGGACTTTCTTCTCCTTTTATATGATATGATACATCAGGTAAAGCATTATTATGTTGGTGATTCCATATATTTACATTAGGTAAATAATATTTATGGTTTGAACTTCTAGCAGCAGGATCATTAAAAGCTCTTGTAGGAGCATTCATTAATAATACTATTTCATTTTTTAAAGGATATTGTTTTATAAAAGAAAAATAAGGTCTTGCATTATTTAATAATCTTGTATTATCTGCTTGATTTGGTTCATAAACATCTCCAAAAAATATAGTACCTATAGCATCATATCCCCCAAATTCTTCGGCTCTAGGGTGTTTAATATTTAATATAATATCAATTACTCTTACAGCGATAAGAGTACCTGGTTTAGAAGAAAGATTTTCAACTGTATTATTATTTCCTAATGTAGCCATTTATTTTTCTAATTCTTCTTGTGAAGGTGCTTCTATTTCTTTAGGTTTTTCAACTGTTTTTGCTATTTCTTCAGCTACATCCATTAGTTGATCCATTTCTTCAGATGTTAATAAACCCCCATCCCCACTTGAAGCTGCTCCTGTAGATAAACGTTGTACAATAGCTGCCATTTTTATTAGTTGGTCGTCATTTTTAACACTGATTTCCATATATTCTTTTATTAGAGGAACTACTACAGTAGCATCACCTAAAGATTGAACTAAAGGACGTAATTCCGCTATTAAAGATGCAAGTTGTTTAGCTTTTTTCTTTTGATTACCGTGAATTTCTTTTAATAAATCCCCAAAGGATTTATCGTCAAAAAGTATTTGGTTTAATGAATCCATATTGTTTTATTATAAATATGGAATTTTTTTAGACTTTTACATAACCTGTTTCAGCATATTCATTATATAGTTCTTTATATACTTTTTTTAATGCTTTAGTTACTTTAGTAATAACAGGAGTTTCTACTTGAGTCATTTCTCTTATGTAAATATATAGGGCTTTTTTATTAAAGATTTCTAAATTTTCTCTACGTTTAAAAAGTACATTAATAGCATCACATACTTTTCTATCTTTATCTTTTTTAAACATAGTAAACATGTGTTTATCTATGTATTCTGTGAAATAATCTATGAAGTCTTTTATTTCTTGTTTACGACCATCTCTACCTAATTGATGTAAAACACCATCATCTTCATCTGCTTTTAAGATATCTACTTTAGCTTTTTTCTTTTTATAATTGTTATTATTATATAATATAAGATAATTTTTACCTACAATTGAAAAATAACTAAATGCTTTTGTACCTCTTTCTGGTTTAAAATAATCTAATTTTTCTAAAAGAAAACAAATTACTTCATGTTTTAAATCTTCTAAATCATCTACTTCTGTATAGTAGAATTTGAATGTGTGAATTAAGTTTTCAGCTAATTTGTAGAAAGGATACCAAATTCTATCTTTAAATATGGTGTCTCTTTCATCTTGATTAGAAGTAGCTAAATATTCTTTTATAGCT